AGAAAACCCGATGAACAGATCAAAGATTTATTATCGTTAGGTAAAGTTAAACTTAGATCTTTCTTGGATAATATCAAAGCTAAAGAACAGAATGTAAATGGTCGGATAAATATAGATACGATCATTCTAAAAATTATAAGGTAACTATATGGCAGGTTTAAATTTAACATATTGTCAATTAATCAAGATCATTTTATCTCAAATTGGTGGCAATCCATTACAACAAGTATATTCTCAGCTAAGTCAGGGGTCTCCTCAAATAATTGCTAAGTCGGGTATTATCCCTCAGGGACTATCTGAGCTAAAAGCATTAGTAGAACAAGTAACGGCGGCAATTAATGAGGCACAACAATTAGCAAATGACTTTAATGATACAATGGAACGTATTAATGGTTCGTTTTTTGAGAATCCATTGGGCACAGTTATTGATGGTACATTAACTATTACAAATAGTAAAATTGCTACAGCAACAACTCGTATTGCAGGCATAGATGATTCGTCTATAACCACACCGAGGTCTGGATTTGCGGACATTGCTGCCGATAGAGCAGACTTAGTGGCTGAACTCGCAGCTTTGAATTCATTTAAAACTACTATGACAACCTATAAGACTAATACGGATAGGTTAACAGGAATTGCTCCACAATCAGGTGCACAAATTTCCGGAGGATGTTCATTACAAGATTTATTAGGATCTGCATGTTCACCTAACAATGATGTTCCAGATGTAGACTTAAAGGCATTGGTTGATTCATTAAAGAATGGAGATGCGATCAAGGCTATAAAAGAAAAGTTAACTAACGCGACAGGTTTTGCAGACTATACACAGGCACTTACTACATTTAAATCTTCGATAGATGCAATCAATATTAATATTAAATTACAAGTAAATAAAGCAGCAATTAGAAGTGCAATTCAAGCACAATTAACGCAAATAGTTTATAATTTATTAACAGGATGTGGTGGACAAGTATACGACCTAATGTTAAAGTCAAACGTGAAATCTACATTAGCAGTATATGCAAACGCAATACAAGCGCAACAGGATTCAGGATCAGCATATTACGGTGCAGACGGCAATGTCGTATCTACATCGAGTGTGGTGGTAACCCCAGTTGTATCGAGCATAATAGTATCTAAAGAAATTTAATTATGATAGTAGTTGACTTTAATCAAACAGCCATCTCAAATATGATGATGGAAATAGGTAACCGAAAAGACATCGAGGTGCAAGTTCCACTTCTACGTCATATGATTCTGAATTCTATCAGAAGTTATAAACAAAGGTTTGGTAAAGAATTCGGTGAGATTGTTATCGCATGTGATAATCAATCATATTGGCGTCGCGAGTATTTTAAATACTATAAAGCAGGTCGCAAAAAGGCAAGAGAAGATTCTGGTCTTGATTGGAAACAAATTTTTGAGGCTTTGAATCTTATTCGTAGTGAGATAGATGTATTCTTTCCTTATAAGGTTATTAATGTCGAAGGCGCAGAAGCCGACGATGTAATTGCTGTACTCGCAAAGTGGTCTCAGACAAATGATACTAGTAGTGTACTGTTCGATGAACCAAAGCCATTCTTAATATTATCTGGTGATCATGATTTCATTCAACTTCAAAAGTATGAAAATGTGAAACAATTCTCGTCAATACAAAAGAAATATGTTAAGTCAGATATGAGTCCTGAGAAATATTTGTTTGATCATATTATACGAGGCGACAAAGGTGACGGTATTCCTAATGTATTATCTGCAGACGATAGTATTGTTACTGGAACAAGACAAAAGGCTATTAGATCAGATAAGGTAGATATTTGGTATAAGGATCCTGATGAGATGCCACAGGATCTAGAATTTAAAACTAATTATGAGCGCAATCGCAATTTAGTTAGTTTCGACTGTATCCCTACAAAGATTAGTGATGCTATTATAAATAGTTTTGAGGAACAGCCTAAAAAGGATAAGAGTAAGTTACTAACATTTTTCGTTGAAAATAAAATGAAGAATATGCTAGAATTAATTGAGGAATTTTAATGAAAACAACCATACCACAAATATTTGAAGAATTAGAAAAAGCAGGGAGTAAGGAAACTAGAATTGGTGTATTACGAGCCTACGATCATCCTATTCTACGAGGAATTTTACAAATAAATTTTGATCCTAATATAAAGGTTCAGTTGCCCGAAGGTGAACCACCGTTTAAAAAAGATACATCTATTCCTGTTGGTTATTCCGAAACTAATTTATATGCAGAATTCCGCCGGTTCTATATTTGGTTAGATCCAAATGTTAACGTGACAAAGATTCGTAAGGAACAGTTGTTTATTCAATTTTTAGAGGGCATCCATTGGTCTGAGGCCGAAGTTATTTTATTGGCGAAAGATAGAAAACTTCAAACTAAATACAAACAACTAAAAGATGAATTAGTAAGAGAAGCATTCCCCGGATTATTGCCTGCTCCTTTACCTAAGGAATTAGAAAAACTAGTGAAGGTAAAGGGAGCGTCTAAAGCAAAAAAATCGGAATCTTTGAACGTATCCTGACCTTATTCAAAGAGCCACCGCCCTCAGAACCCAAAGAGAAATGGTCAGACCAAGGAACATTTTTACCCGAACCGCAGTACGATGCGAGAAATCGGTCAGAATACCAATACAGAGCATTTGACAACCGTTGAAAAAGATGTTATAATATATTATGATTGAGGAGATCTTATGACAATGCATATTGTGGGTCCTTGGCTTTCTACTTCGGGTAAGAAAAAAGGCAAGTTCAAGTTTCGTAATGCAGATGAGGCTCGCAAATCGCGGGAGTTAGATTTAGCATGGAAGCAGTTGCTTAAAAAGCAAGGCGTTGAACAAGAAGAAAAGGCTCGTAAGCGAGCAATGGTAGCAGAGCCATTAATTTATAAACTGTCTACACCTAGCGGTCGCAGTACAGCACATATACCTAGCCGAAATACTGGCGACGGTATTGCAAGCTCAAAACAAATCCCACAATATACAGGCACAAAGATGTTAGGCATTGGAACTATGCATAAGTCTAATGCCGTGCCTATCTTCAGTGATGATGAGGCAAAATCTATTTCAAGTATGAGGCGTTAATATGGAAAATGATAGAACAGAAAGATCTTGGGGCTACTACAGAGTAGTCGAAGAACTTGGACCAAACTTTAAAGTCAAAGAACTTGTAGTAAATCCAGGTCAAAAACTTAGTATGCAAAGACATCAGTATCGTAGTGAATTTTGGATAGTTACTGAAGGTATAGCTAAAATTTACACTATTTATCCAGATCAAAACGGAGTTGAACAAGTTGTGTTACGAGGTAACGCATTTTGGCCTAAATTTGGCATAGCAACAATCAATAAAGAGGAATGGCATCAGTTAAGTAATGAGACGGATGCGCCCTTGAAAGTTTTAGAAATTCAATATGGTGAAAAGTGTGAAGAGGAAGATATAGAAAGGAAACCTTTATTATGATAGTACCATCAAGCCCAGCAGACCGTAAAGCTATCCTAGATTGCATGAAAGAAATTAGTGCATCTATGGCTCGAGCAGAAGGCGAGCGAGAGTTTATTCGTGAAGCAATTAATGAAATTTGCGATAAGCAAAATTTATCCAAAAAGACATTCCGTCGTATGGCTAAAACTTATCACAAGCAAAATTTCAGCTTAGAAGTTGAAGAACACGAAGAATTTGAATCTATGTATCAAGCAATTACCAACACATCAACAATGGATAAAACATATGCCTAAATTTACATTTATAGCAGAACATTCGACAGGCGAAAAAGTAACAACGGAATTTGATAAAGAACATATATCAGATGTTGTAGGAAATTTTGAAATGTTTCTACGAGGAGCGGGATTCCATTTTAGCGGTAATCTAGAATTTGTAGAAGAAGAATATGAAGGACACGGATTTGCTCAATGGGATCCAAATCAGAAACATTGGGTTCGCACATAATGTTTAATCAATATATTCTCGAGGCAAAATATCTAGATGCGATTAAGCGAGTTAAGCGTAAACATATCGTAGGAGTTTACGCTAATCTAGAAAAGGTTGAAGATGCAAAGCAAAAGTTGCTAGATGAAACATCCAAGTATACTTTGCGGTTTACGATAACCCCGCACTTTAACCCTTTTCTCGAAAGGGTCGCTTGACTTCTATTACGAAAGGTGTTATAATTATGACACAAAGGAGTTAGAATGAGTCAAATTTATGCAATCGTAGATCAATTAGCATCTGATAATTCTCGTCTTGCTAAGGAAGCAATTCTTATTAAGAATAAGAACAATGACTTACTAAAGCGAGTGTTTCATCTGGCATTAGATCCATTTACTCAATTCTATATTCGTAAAATCCCAAATTACGAAGTTAGTAATAAAAAGTCACTTGTCGAAGCATTGGATCAATTAGAATTACTTTCTAGTCGTGCTTTAACAGGTAACGCAGCAATAGACCATTTACAAACTACACTGGGATCACTTAGTAATGAAGATGCAAAAATCATTGAGCGTATTATTGCGAAAGACATGCGTTGCGGAGTCTCCGAAGCAACCGTTAATAAAATTTGGCCAGGAACTATCCCGTCATACCCAGTTATGTTGGCTTCTGGATACGACCAAAAGCTTGTCGACAAAATCAAGTTCCCCGCTTATGTCCAGCTTAAACTCGACGGAATGCGATTCAACGCAATCGCAAAATTAGGCAAAGCCGGAACTACTGTAGAGTTTAGATCTCGTAATGGTAAAGAATTAACTATTCCAAATAAATCATTTAGTGTTCCCTTTGCCACAATGGCAGAATTCTGGGGATGCGATATGATATTTGACGGCGAGTTGCTAATAGCAGACTTTAATGGTAAGCCCGTCAACAGACAAACGGGCAATGGTATTTTGTCTAAGGCAATTAAAGGTACAATGTCTGAGACTGAGGCATTAAACATTCGAGCGACTCTTTGGGATGCTGTTACTTTTGAAACATTCTCTAAAGGTGTAGATACTGAACCTTATAATATTCGATTAGCAAAATTAAGTAATGCTATTTCAGATTGTAAGGGCAAAAAAAGTCAGCTAAGACATTATATCGAATTAGTCTGGAATAAAGAAGTCAATGACCTAGCAAATGCTCAGAAAATATTTGAATTATTCTTATCCCAAGGTCAAGAAGGCACAATTCTAAAATCCAAAGATGGAATTTGGGAAGACAAGCGTTCTAAGACACAGATCAAGTTTAAAGGTGAACTTGAATGCGAACTTAAAGTCGTAGACTGGGAAGAAGGTACAGGTAAAAATGTCGGTCGCTTAGGCGCTCTCGTTTGCGAGTCTAGTGACGGTGTGATTCGTGTAAATGTCGGATCGGGGTATTCGGATGAACAGCGAATTGAATATACCAAAAAAGTAATAGGAAAAATTGTCACAGTCAAATATAATGCTCGTATTAAAGACAAATCTGGGGTTGAGAGTTTATTCTTGCCCGTTTTTATAGAATTGCGCGAAGATAAAGATAATGCGGAATCGAGTAAATCCATTAAGTAATAATAAATAATCAGGAGTTAGGAGCTCTTGATGAATGCAAAAATATATCGGTTCCCTGAGAATAGAGCAATATTCAAAGGATATAAAATTCCTCTTTATAATGAGGATGAGATATATTTGACAGTTATATCATTAAATATTTTCGGTAATCTACCCGAAAAAGTTACAGATAAAACATTAGAGGGTTATGACCCATTGACTGTAATAAAAGCGCTTGTCGAAGCAAAGTCGTCAGGCGTTCTTTCTGGTAAAGCCAAGACTACTATACAAGGCATACTAAAATCTATTGAAACGCTATGAATATATTTTATTTACATAATGATCCTACTGAATGCGCTAAACTCCATACCGACAAACACGTCGTTAAAATGATTTTAGAATATGCACAACTACTTTCTACTGCTCATCGTATTCTTGACGGACACGAAGTTATTGAGCGAACAGCAATTGGTAGAAGAATCAAACGATGGAAATTAGAATCGGATTTAGATAAGGTTCTATACAAATCCACTCACTCAAATCATCCCTCTGCAATCTGGGTAAGACAAAATTGTCAAAACTATATTTGGTTGTCTCAACTACTGCATGCAGTATGTAAAGAGTATACTTATAGATATGGTAAAATACATAAGGTTGAACGCGAAGGATTATTAGAAACTTTATATGAATGGCCAATGAACATTCCGCTAGGCGCATTCACAGAACCTACCCCAGCAATGCCTAAGCATTTTATTGAGAAAAGCTCGATAAAATCTTATATAAATTATTATGTAGGTGCAAAACAGCATCTTGCGAATTGGAAGAAACGATCTATACCATCTTGGTATGTAATTAATTGAAAAGGAAAATTATGTCACAATCACATCGAGTACCCGTTGAATTAGGTTTTACAGACGGTCGCGGTACTATCCTCCCTTTAACACACGGCGACGCCAATGTCCAAATGATTTGGTCTAAAGCAGGAGCCCTTCGTGCTAATCATTACCACAAAACAGATACACATACTTGTTACTTGGTAACAGGTGAGATGATGTTTTATTGGCGTGATCATGGGGATACAACAATTCATCGTGAGCATTATACACAAGGTGATATGTTTAAAACAGGTCCTATGATTGACCATGAGATGGTTTTTGAAACTGATTCTATCATGGTTGTTATTTCAGAACATAAACGCGATGCTAATACATATGATGAAGACATTGTAAAGATTGCTCCATTACACGAACAGTATGTTGCGGTATAATCATTGTCGTTGCTGTGATAGCAACGATCTTAAACCTTGGTTGTCATTACCTAACTCTCCTGTTGCTAATGCCTTATTTAAAGAACCAGACTTTGAACGTCATCCTTTAGAATTAAACCATTGTCAGAATTGTGGGCATTTACAATTATCATCTGCCCCAGATCCTGATGGAGTATTTGCTGATTACAAGTATAAGTCTGGAGTATCGGCATCATTTAGAAAACATTTTAAAGAATATGCTGAAACTATTACTAAAGAATATGGTGCAGGCAAAGTTCTTGAAATAGGTAGTAACGATGGATATCTATTACAACAATTTAAGGAATTGGGTTGTTCTGTTATCGGAGTTGAACCATCTTTAAATTTATCACAAGATCATATTGATAGGGGTGTTCCTGTAGTTGCAAGCTTTTTTACAACTAAACTGATTGACACGATGTATTGGAAAGATTCCTTTGACTATATCATTGGTAATAATGTTCTAGCGCATATCCCAGACACACTAGATGTAGTTATGGCTATTGCCGATGCTTTACGCCCAGGTGGCATATTAATCGCAGAGTGTGGCAATCAATCGGGAATCGTATCCGGCGAATGTATTGATAATGTATACCATGAGCATATAGATTACTATTCTCCATTCTCATTTAGTGTTTTACTACAAAGAGCAGGTTTATATGTTGAGAAATACTATACTGTAAACACACATGGTATTAGCTTTAGACTAATCGCAAGAAAACAAAAGGAAAGAATTAATCCTAGTAAAAACTATGTTGATTGGGAAGGCACTGCCAAAAATGTTGAGCAAAAAATCTCAGATAGAGGAGATAGACTTAAAGCAGTAATCGGTGACCGAAACTTTATTGCGTATGGTGCCGCAGCTAAAGCAGTAACCGCTCTATATTCATTGCATATGGTTAATAAGCAATTAGTAGGTGTCGTGGATGACAATGATCTTAAACAAGGTTATTATTTTCCCGGTACCGATATTATGATTACTAAACCCGAAGATCTGGATAAAGATGCAGTAGTTCTAGTTTCAGCTTGGAATGTATTTGATGACATTAAAGCAAAATTAGAAAGCAGAGGACATCGAGGAGAAATAATCTGCATGCAATAATTTACGGCACAGGTAAATGGGCGAAATTAATTGGAAGTAAAATACAAAAGCTAGGTTTAGAACCCGTTTACGTAGGATCGGATACTTCTATTGCGTATTCCCGGGACGAGATATTAAATTATACCTCTTATCGGGGATTACCTATCTTTATTGCGTCTGCAACTAAGAATCATTACCACGACTTTATTCATTGTCTACTTATGGATCCGAAAGCAATCTTTGTTGAAAAGGGATTCGCATCTAGAGAAGAAAGAAATGAAGCTAAGAAATGGTTAGGGAAAAAATGCCCCGCATATATTATGTGTCAGCATAGATACAATTCTCTATTAGACCCCATCACATCTACCTTTGATATAGACAACGTTATCAAATGTAATTATAATTGGATTATAGAAAAAGGTGAGATTTCTGAATTCCTATATCATATTGCTTCTATAGATTCATACTTGAGGAAAACCGATACTCAAATATACCATAATGAAACGGGTAAGTATACAATAGATGAAAATTCTAAATTGAATATTATAAGGGGACAGGACAGATTGCTAAATATAAAATTGGAAACAAAATTATATAAGGCAGAACTAAATTTAGGTAAAGAGAATCATCTTTCCTTAAAAAATAAAGAAACTAAGACAATATATACTATGAGTTCCTTTAGAGAAGACTTTTTAGGAAAAATGATACTTGACACTTTGACAAAT